CACATTTTAGCAGTTGTACCGCTTCCCATAAAACAATCATAAACTAAGTCTCCTTCATTACTCCAACTTATAATATGGTCGTTTGCTAATCTTTCAGGAAAGATTGCAGAATGTTGGAAGGCAATTTTATCCTCAGAAGAAATACCACCACCTACACTATATCTCCATATATTACCTTTTATCTTTTGTTTTTTATCACTACGAAACCCCATAGAAAAACTACCATCTTTCTCTCTTTTAAATGATGTGTTCTTTCTATTGTCTTTATAGGTTTTATCAATAAGAATTGGATTAAATGTTTTTGGTTTACCTTTAGATAAAACAAACATAAACTCAAAATCTTGTTCATATCTATTATGACTTAAAGGTATAGAATTTTTACTATATATCATTGTGTCGTGTAAATTAAAACCTATATCTTTAAAGTATAATGCTTGTTTAAAACTTGTTCCTGTTTCACTACCTTTTATTGTTGCGTCTCCTACTACCCAAACCACTACACCACCTTCTTTAGTAACTCTATACAGTTCTTTTGCTATACTTTTAAAATCAAATACATATCCATTATAATTCCTTATATTATCATAAGGTGGAGATGTTACTGTTAAGTCTATAAAATTATCTTCCATTTTTTTCATAGTATCTAAACAGTTTTCATTATATATATTATTTATTTGCATTATTGGTATTCATTTGGTAGCATTAATCTTATACCTAGTTCTGTTAATGCCCATATTCTTATCTGCTCTGCATATACTTCAAACTCTTTAGTGTTCATTCTTGCAGAACTATTAACTACTTGTAGTCCTACTTGTTTATCGTTTATATCTATGCTTTCCCATTGACTAGCAAATTTTACTTTAAGTATGTCGTGCATCTCATCAGGAAAATATCCTATCTCATTTGCTAATGGTTGTACTATACAAGCCCAATAGTAATTGTTTTGCATATTGCTTCTATTGTTTCTTTGTTTCTTTACTTCTACTATATAATCATTACCTAATTCTTTTAAATAGTTTATTAGGCTTTGCTTATCTTGATTGCCCTTTATCACAAACTTCATAAGTTAAGGAATCTTCTTGTTATACTATTCTCTAATCTTCTTTCAAATTCTGCACTAAGTATATCTCTTATTATCTTTTCACTTGCTTTAAACTTTTGCTGCATATATTTAGAACTGTTAGCGTGTGGATTGTTAAAATAATATTCTACTACATCTTTACTTAGTTGCTCTAATTGTTCTGGTGTTCTTTTGTTTGGTCTCATATTAATCAAATGATTCGTTAATACCCCTTTCTCCACATAGTTTTTCTTTTGCACTTTTCCACATATTATCTCTCTTTTTGCTTAATGTAGGCTCTGTTCTTATTAGATTAGGAAAGCCATCAAAGTCTTTTTCTAATTCTTGCATATACTTACCACAACTACATAATGCTTCTTTAGTTACCCATCTACCTTCCCTTAGTACAATCGTTGCCTTTTGTAAGTCTTTTGTTTCTTGACAGCAATTACATATAAATCTAATCATATCTTATTTTGCTAATCCTCCTGTTAATGTTTTGCTATCTAATCTTTCTAATTCAAAGTGCAGGTGGTTAATTGCTTTACGTATATCTTCTACACCACCATCATTATGCTTACGCTTACTACGGATCAAGTATGTAACTGCTGTACCGATGTTATAGGATAAATCAAAGTTACTTACTACGTCCTTAGCCATATAACCATTCTTGCCTTTATAGTATTTAGGTATTTCGTTTTCAGTCATTGTCATAGTTTTTTAAGTTTGTATCTAATTCACCTTTTGCATAACCTTTTTTAAAGCCATTAAACCAACCAAAACCAAAAGTTATAACGGCTATCATTATTGTGTATATCATATCTTAGTGTATTTAATATATAGTTTTTTTATTGCATCATACGCTGTAGACAAACAAGAACCACAATTTGTTCTAGGATTGTAGTTAGATGCTGTTATAGTATTATATAGTTCCATCATTCTTATTTTTGCATCTTGTCCTTCTGCTACTCCTGTTTTTAAATACTTCCAAATGTCTAGTATTTCATCTATTAGTTCTTGTGGTAAGTCTTCAGGTATTTCTATTACTGTAGTCTTATTCCAATAAGTCTTAGGACAAGCCATAGGAGCAATACGTGCTTTTATTTTCATAAAACACTTGCACACCTTACAACTTCCTGTAGGCTTAAAATAATAATCACAAGCCTTACAAATAGCAAGTCTATCTTCATATACTTGTTGTGATGTAAAAAACTTATTCATCTAATTCTTCTTTGATTATAGTTCTTACTTTGTCTATTGTCGTAAACAAACTATTTCTACTTATTTTAGTCTTAGCAGCGAGTGAGTCAAGCGTATTACCTTCATAGTAATACAACTTGAATAACTCCCTATCATACCAACTGTCTAACTTGTCTAATACTACGTCTATCTTCTCCAACTTGTCTTGTTTTTCTTTTTGTACATAATCTATTTCATTAGGCATATTGTATATACTTTTATGAAAGTTATTATGTGTTGCTGATGTCTGATAATTAACACCTACAAGATTTGTATAATACTTTCTATATTTATAATAAAAAGGACTTCTTTTACTTGTTAATGCTCTACGTAAAACTACTGCTGCATATCTTGTTATACCATCTATACCATCAGCATCGTAAATCTTTTTAATTGTTTCAGGATTCATCTGCAAAAGATACAGCATTAATTCTTGTACAGCATCATCTATTTTTTCTTTGTCTTGTGTAATACCATAACACATAGTTCTAAACTTGTCGCCTAATTTTGATATTTCTATATATATCTTATTCATTTATAGGTTCTAGTTTTTCTATCTTGTCTACTACGTCTTGTACCATATCGTTCAAAAGTATTCTATACGAATGTATTGCCTTAGTATTTCTTTTTGTTTCTATTCCTGCAAAATATCCATTAGCCATTAATGATAAATTTATAGGTAATATCATTAGCCAATCCCAATAGTTATTTTCTCGTACACCTTTACCATAGTTGTTGTGGTATTCTATTAATACATCTAAGACCTGTGCAAAACTTTCATATCTAGTTTCTGAACTAACTTCTCTTACAAAGTCTTTTACCATATACAAGTAAGCATCTACTATTACTTCGTGCTGCTTATTACAGTATATTGGTTTTCTCATTTGGTAAATATATAAAAAAAACTACTCTAAATTTTTTTCTTTTTTTAAGTTATCAACAAGTGCTTTATAATATCTTATGTCTTCTTCATAATCTACTCTAGTCATTTTTAAAGTCTGTTTAGATAAAACGTGTAAATCAAAAGATGTACTACTACCATACTTAGCATCTAAGTTAAGTCCAAATGTCCATTGTTCGCCCTGCTTAAACATATTACAACCAACACATTGTACTTGACAATTCTCTTCATTCCATCTCGTAGCCTGATGTTTCCTGCTTTGAAAGTGTCCGCATTGCATACCATCTTTGTAATGTGCAACCTTACCACAGGTGAAGCATTGACACAAGCCTTCATCAGTAGCATCTCTAAGTCTTATATAAAGACTAAACCACTTATCTAATTCTTTCTTTAATTTACTTACGCTTTTCATAACCTAACTTATTACGCCAATCTTTCTCATATATTCCTTTTCTTTTGTAATAATTTTCACCCCTATATTGTGGATTTTCTGATTGTAATTTTGCTCTTATCCTTTTTATAGTAGGAGCAGGTGTTAGTTTACCAAAAGAATACAGTCTTAAAAATGATCTTATACTTGCTGTATTCATATCTACAAATTCTTTTAGTTCTTCATTCCAAATATTAGCACATAGACGATTGTCATCATCTCTTAAGTGTTCGTGCTTTTCTAACCAAAATCTTACTTTTTCTTTTGTTTTCATATTAATAGTTTTAAAGGTTTTTGATAATAAGGTACTTGTTCTATTGGTTTGTTTAGTGTGTGTACTTCATAGTATGCTTCGTCTATGGTCTTTTTATGGCTATACACCCATTTGTAAAAAGTTCTAATGTTTAAAAATGGCTCGTCCTTTCCAAATCTTACACCTATGCGAAAGGATGTCTCTATCTGCTTAAAGCATAGATTAAAAAATCTTTTTTCAGTTATTAAGTCATTAGCAAATATTTTAGATAGTGTTGCTAGTGTCTGTGCGTCTGTCTTGTGTCCTATTTCTACTGATGTCTTTGCTAACAGGTCTAAGACTTTTTCAGACAATTCTTTTATGTTTTCTTGTTTAAGTGGTTTCATAATTTAATCTTTTTTATTTCATCATCTAATTCATCTAATTTTTTATTTACTTCTTGATCTATATAACTGTCGATAAAACCTCTTACAGTATCTAAAATATCCATAGGACACAATACATAATCTTGCATTTGATTAAGTTCATCTAATAATAAATCTTCAAATTCTTCTATATGTAATTCTTCTTCTTTCATAGTTTTATTTTTTTAATAAGAGCAGGGAATTGTAAATTGATTAAAGTATAACATCACATTAATATTTAATTTATATTTACTAACCCTGCTCATATTATAATAATTTTTTTGCATCTGTCCAAGCATTTATTTGAGCATCTAACTTAGACATTGTTGGTGTTTTTGTTTCTCTTCGTTCCCAAGTTCTGATTGCTGCCTTCCAATCTTTCATTTTATTCTTTCCTATTTTCCAATCTTTAGAATCATAAAAATCTATAAACGCTTCAGCATCTACATTATTTTTTCTTTCTAAACAATAATTTTTAATATCTAATAGATCAGGTTTTTTAAAACGCCCTTTATTACTATACGTAGTATTATTATTATTATATACTTTAGTATTAATATTATCTCTTAACTTATTTTGTGTAGGGGTACTTAATTTTTTTTGTGTAGGGGTAACAATTAAATTTATGTACCTATACAAAATTTCTTTAGTACCTTCTTTGTATGTATTATGTCTATTTATAAATTTATTATCTTCTAATATTTTTAACCAATTTTGTATTGATGTTTTGCTTACATTATAAAGTGTTGCAAAATATTGTGTAGATGCTGTGCATTTACCATTCATATTACATAGCGCTGTAATTTCTGCATAAAGTAGTTTAGCATTAGGTGTTAACTTTTTGCTGTATCTAACATCAGCAGGAATCACAGCGTAGTAATTTGGTTTAGATTGCTTCATTAAGGTCAATTAGTTTAACTTCATATTTATATTCTTTCATTGCAAACTTAATCTTTTTTAATTGTGCTGAGCATTCAAAGTAACAACTTTTTATTTCAGTAGACACATTACCTGACTTAATTAGTATACAAAGATCAGGTCTATCACTTTCTTCTATACCATTGTTAATCAAGTAGTTATATATAGAAGCAGAACGTATAAAAGTCTTTTTATCACTTTCTAAATTTTTATACTCTATATATACTTTATTAAATGTTCTTCTATATTCTGGCCAATACTTAAAACGTTTATGATGTTGCTTTTCATAATAATATATTGCTGCTCTGTTAAATCCTAATACCTTAGACATAGTTTGATGCTTAGTGCAATTTTCTAATCTGCCTATTATACAGGCTACTGCTCTAGGTATCATATATTCTACTTTTCTATTCTTTACAAGTAGATGATTTTTAGGCAACCCTAATACCTTAGTAGTAAGGTTACATATATTTTTAAAGTTATTTTCTGCTGTCATATTAGAAAGGCATATCGTTATTATCTTCTTCTGCATCTTCTCCTGCTTTTGCAAAGTGATAACCATCTATATTGTGAAAATATCTACCATTGTATTCTCTTGAATATACATTACATAACACTTTTAAGTTATCACCTTCTTGTAGATTTTTGATCTTTTGTATTTTATCACCAAATGCACTTATTACTACTTCTTTGTTAAATTCTGCATTTTGTTCTATTAGTATAGATTGTTTATTCCACTCTTTACCTGCTTTACTTATTCCTGACTCTATGTCAAACTTCTTAATTAATTTTCCTGTAAATTCCATTTTTATAATTGTTTTTAGTTATTATTCTTTTTAAAATCTTCTGATTCATCTTCTCCAAATACACCTAATTCATACATACCCGTAATTTTAAGTACCAAACGTGACAAACATCTTTTTTCGGCCATCTCTAAAACATACCAAGTATTAGTGTTACCATCTTTATATGATTCTCCTTTTAATGCAGACCCAAATGTTTCTACAGTACAACCATCTTTTGTTGCAGTTCCTTTTACTGCTGCAAAATTAGGCTCACATTTTACCACTTCATACCATATAGTAATGTTTTCTATGGCTTGTATTTTCTCTATGCCTGATCGTGTGATGATGATATAGTGTTGATGCTTAAAGACATCATCTTTTGTTAGTTCGTATTTTATGTATTTTTCTTTTAGTTTTTCTGTTTTCATATTAATTTATAATTAGCGCTTCGTTATTATTTTCTTTGTATAATTTAAGATGTAGGTCTGTAGTTTCTATTTGTATACTACCCCTTAGTTGTAAACCTTCTTCTATAAGTAGTTTTTTAAATAAGTCTAGTACCTGCTTTCTAGTACCTACTACTCTTACTGTACTATCTACTTCTTTATAATCAGTATAATTAGTCTTATGATTATAACAGTACAAAGATACTGCTTTTAGTGTTGGCTTTAACCACCACTCTTCAGATATTATTTTGTCACTATCTAAAGCCATCTTAATATTAAATCTGTTGTTAATACTACTATTGCTACAGCAATTACTGATTTTATAAACGCATCTACTATTGCAGGTATTTTAGACTTAACTTCACTAATAGCATAATCTCTCATATTGTTGTAATACTTTACCTTTTTAGTTTGTGGGTCATACTCACACCTGAAGAAATTTAATATCTCTTCTGTGTTAAATATTTGTACTTCTTTAGTTTCTCTGTTTATTACTTTAAATTGTGTCATTTTATTATTTCTTGATTAATATGATGCAATAATACAACAATAATTTGTATTAACAACTATATTAACACAATTATTTACAAAGTTATTAACAATTAAGATGTTAATATGTATATTATGTGGCTAAGAGTAAAACTATTACTATAAGTAAGAAATAGAATATAGTTAGTTTCGTAGAGTCTTTTAGAGTCATTATAAGGGCATTAAAAGGTTTATAGGTAGTGTACCATTGTTTAGCACTACAGAGCAGCCTATGGCTTGTTTTTTAAAGTTCTTTGCGTATGCTGCTGCGTAAGTTGAGCAGTCGACACCACAGCCGACCTGCATTGCAAAGACTCTAAATCTTTTTCCTACAAACCACTTACAATACGCTTCTGTATGTGTATGTCCACAAACACTAGACATCAGGTTGTTCTTTGCTTTTGTTTGTGCT